CCACCGAGTGGTTCTGCGCACCAGCCGTTGATTATCGAAAGCATGGTGAAGGACAAAGGAGTCCCCATAAGGATGCCCCGGTTCATGGGCACCTCAACATACTTACCGCATTCTGTAAACCAATGGCCAAAATTGGCCCGGATCAACCTCTGCATACGCCGCCCAGGGAAGGACGAAACAGGGTATCGGACATAGTGTCGACGATCACCGACGCCAAGGCTGTCGGCAGCCATCTTGAGCCAGGCAGAACCAAGCCCGGCCCTCCGCAGACCGCGGAGTACGGCCTGCACAGCACCATGTCCAAAGCCATCTGTTGCCTTCGTGAGGTCCGCCGAAAGGTAGGCCTCACCCTTACCTGGACTGACCGGTGCGCCCTTGTTGTCAATAATTACACCATTCTCATCCACAGCGTCATCGAACGTACGGACGCGTGGATCAACCTTTCTAAGAATGGGGAACAACTTCCGGCGCAAGCAGTCTCCCGTGGTAAAGACGCATGCAGGGGGGACGGTTATGACTCTTACCTTACAGCCTTGCTCGGCGATTGGGGTCGCGCGATGCACGACCTTTCCAGTCGGACCGGATGCGTTGGTCATTTCTTCCAGACCCACAAGGGTTGCAAGACCTTGCAAGAAATGAGCATACTCCAACGCACCCATAGGTCCTTCGTCCAATCGCTTGGCAAGTTTGTCGTAAAGCGGGGAAGCAACGGTGGAACGACAGGCGTAGTCACTGCAGTCTATGACAGCAAACCACGGATCCAAATTGACCAGAGTCTCCCGAGAGAGACCAGGACCAATCCAGGACCGGACAACATCAGCTGCCCAGCCATCGTATCCACCATTCTTACCCGTAGACTCTGCAACAGAGTTCTTGCTATGAGGATAAGAGTCCCAAGAGAACGGTTTTCTCAGTCTACCAGCAAAGAGTTTAGCCGTGTAGTCCTCCAGCGCCCGAGCCTCACGGTCGGGTACTACATGCTCTTTACTGATATTGCAACAATGGTTGTACAACCCTTCAGCTATGCGCTTGGGCGTCGCACGAGGCAACGCACGCGCGCACCTGGTGAAGGCCAGGGCACGCCTAGGCTCACGCCTAGCAAGCGACCGGAGCCACAACTGAAGGTGTATGGGTACTTCATCCACGAGGGCGACCTCCCGATTCGTAAGGGAAACGTCACGAAGGCTGACGCAAAGGGCCTTCACCCTATCCGACAGCCAGTCGGAGCCCCGAGGACCGGACCTGGTAACCCAGGACCTGAAGACCCAACAACCATAGGACTGAGAAATTCCACAGGCAACGAAACCTGCCCACACCGCCTGCCAGACAGCAGTGTGGGAGTCGACAATACGCCGATGGGACTTGCGACTACTACCACTTACGTGGGGGTAGCCGCTAGGACCTACTACACGGCCAAGAAGAAGTGACGGCAGTCGCTTCTTGATGATCCTTTC